TGCACCGGGCATTGTAAATGCTGCGTGGCGTTGCTTGACAAAAGCTCTGGTTGAAGTACAATAATGACTGTTCGTTACGCGCACGTGGCGGAATCGGTAGACGCGCTAGCTTGAGGGGCTAGTGACTGCAAAGTCGTGGGGGTTCGAGTCCCTCCGTGCGCACTCAATTACGGAGTAGACATAATATCGTACCCAGGGAGCGGGCTGGTAACGCACCACCTCCCCGGTGTTGAGGTCTACCGCGACCTTGACGAAGATGCTGGCGAAGATCTCCTTCTGGAGGTGCAAGCCAGCATTTTTTATGAGGGCCGCCAGTTGGCCGATTTGTTGCATCGCCTCCTGGATGACGCCCAGGTCGCTACGCGCGCGAATCTGTTTTTCCAGGTCGCCAATCTCCGCGTCATAGCGATCCAGCTTCGCCCTGAAGCCCTCCGGCGACAGCACGGCCATCTCCTGCACGAACTGCTCGACGTACAACTCCCGCAGCCGCTCGCGGCGGCGCTTCACCACCTCCAGCTTGGCGCGCGCCTCCCGGTCCTCCTCGTCATCGTCGGCCAGCGCTAAAAGCACCGCTTCGAGGAGCGGCCAACTCTCCGGCGGCAACGCCAGGTCTGCCATCAGGTCAGCAGCACGCGCCTCCACCTCATCAGCGTGAACCTGCCCCACGTCCGCCCGGCACTTCCCTTTATGTGAGTGCCGATAAAACCGAGTGCCGCCCTTGGCAACAATCTCGGTCTGCCCAACAAGCGGCCTGTCGCAGGCGGCGCAGTGCAGCAGTGGAGTAAGGGGGTAGACGTTGCGCCGCGCGGGGGTGCGCTGCACATGGCGGCGGCTCTCCAGGATCTCTGCCACGTCATTGATGAGGTCGAGCGGCAGCAGCGGCTCCCACGCGCCCTCCTTCAAGATCGCTGGCCCCTTCGCCGACTGCGACCGCCCCTTGATGAGGTTGCCCGCGTAGGTCTGATGCATGGCAATACAGCGCCGCACGTCGTCGCGCGTGAAGGCTCGCGGCTCGCCCCAGCGGTCGGCGTAGCGCCACCCTTCCAGGTTCAACTGCTCGGTCAGGCTCGCCCACCCGTGCTGCTGGCTGCGGTACAGCTCGTAGAGGCGGTGGAGCGCGTCCCAGTACCCGCGCCACTCCCACCCTGTCGGGTCCTGCGGCTCCTTCGCCCACAGCGGCCCGTTCTCGCCCTGCGGGGGGCGATACCAGACTCCCCGGTTGTCGCGCGCCAGCTTCTGCTCCTCGTCGCGCATCGAGCCGAAGGGGCAGGTGCCCCAGTGCTTGCCCTTGGCGCGGGCGCGACGCACCTTCGCCTTCATGTTGGCACTCGTGATGTCGCTCCACGCCTGCGCCATCGCCGCGTGCTGCTGGAAGGTCTGCATCTTCATCGCCACCTCAAGTTCGACGTTGCGCTCACACTCCAGCGGCACGTCGAAGTCGGCGGGGTCGAAGTCGATGTTCTCGGCGATGGAGACGAAACGGATGCCCTGCTTGGCGCAGCGCTTGGCGAAGACGATTGCCAGTTCCAGGTTGCGAAAGAGGCGGCTGATGCTCTCGACGATGACGACGGCCACCTGCTCGTCGCCGAGGCGGGCCTTCAGGCGGCTCCACTCCGGGCGACCCTTCTCCTTGCGCCCGGAGTGGCGGCCTATCACGTCGGCATATAGCTCGATCCTGGCCTGGTCGTAACCCTCGCGGCGGCACCAGGCGCGAATTGAAGACTCCTGCCGCTTCGGGGAGTCCGCCCCGTCCTGCCCATCGCTCAGGCGGATGTGCCCCAGCACGATAGCTTGCTGCATCTTGACCTCCCGGCGCGGCGCGGCTACGATGTAAGGACAACGGCAGCCCCGCGCTGCTGAAAGAATTGGAAGAACGCCGCTCCCCTCTGCCAAGACGGGCGGCGTTTTTCGTTGCTGCCAGATGATAGAACGAAGTACCTAAAAATGGCAAGCGCTCCGGTGTGCTGGAGCGCTTGGGGGTGGTTATGGATGATATTGTCTGTTATCGCCACGGATCCCAGGGCTTATTCTCGCTGGATCAGGGCTGGCTTGTCCTACTCAATCGGTCATACACATGCCTGAAGGGAAGTCTACAATTTGGATTCCATCTCGCGTACTCGATCATAGAGCCCGCGGATTTTCTCGCGCTTGCTACTGATGCGCTGTTGGATGTCGCGAATCCTGTCATCTATACTGCGCTTGATTTCGTGTTCACGCGGCCCAGAGCGAACCCTTCTGTAGTTGTCGTGCTGCCGACTCAAGTTCTCCTCATCGCGTCGGACGGAATCCTCCATCTGTGTTATCCTCGCTCGCGTCTCTCGAATTCGCTGGTGCTGTTGTTCCCTCCACTGTTTCTGACGCGCCTCTGCTGCTTCCTTCTGGCGACGACTGAGAGTATCGAAGGCTTCGTTTACCTGCCGTTTCAGATAGTCGCGGTCATCCTTTTTCAGGTCTTCCGTTCGCACCTCTTGCGAGACAGCCATGAGGCGGGTACGTGTTGCTTGAAAATCAGCTGTGCTGCGCGCCTCGTAGACGCACTCCTGCACTCGCCTTTGTAAGTATTGGTTGTTCCGCATTTGTTTGCCTTCGCGCTCTTTGCGCCAATGTTCAAGGGCGTCAAAGCCTTGCTGCACTATCTTGCGAACGGCATCACGCTGCTCTCTCGTCAGGTCAGCGTCTTTGATTCGCCCCTGAATCTGCTTGAGGCTATCGCGGATCTGCTGAGTGTTCTCTCCCCGCGAATTCCCTGCGGCGTTAGCGGCCCGTTCAGCATCGCTCTTGAGGCCATTGAAGGCTTGCTCCTGAACCTTTGCTCGCTGTTCACGCTTGCGCTTGAGGGTCTCGAACCCTTGTTGCAGAGCAGCGAATAATTCATCACGCTCCTTCTTGCCCAGCGATTGAGTTTCCTTCACCTTAGATTGAAGTCGCTTGAGGTCATCGAAGGCGGATCGCGTATCCTGCGCCGAATCGGCCTGCTGTACCGCGCGACCAATCTCGACTTTAAGCGCTTGATATTGCCGTTGCGACTCTTGCTTGAATGCGTCTCTCCACTTGTTGAGCTGTGCAAAGATGCCATCGAGGTCGCGTTTAACACGGTCATGATTAGCCTGGCTGATCTGCCCGGCGTTCCACAATTCCTGTAATGCTTTACTCTGCTCGACAGCCTCGTCCCACAGGTCGCGGCTGTAGCGACCTTGCTTATCTAGCTCCCTCTGTAGGTTAGCCACTGAAAAATCGTCACCACGTAGCGCAGGAAGCGATCTTAACAATGTTGAGACAAATTCTTGCATCCAGAGTGGTATCTCTGAGTAGTCATCGTGGCCACGAGGACCCTTGCCCAAGCTCCATTTGGCAATCTCGCCCTTCCCTAGTGCATCGGGCGTGAAGTAGTGAAAGTGCGGATACTCGTATGGGTACTTCCCGGGCCTGGGACCAATAAAGGCATCCATGCGCCCTGTCTGGTCATCAAAGAGGACACGCACATGCCACCTTGAGCCGCGAAAGTCGATCCATTGCTCAAATGTATACTTAGTCATCTTCTAACCCTCCCCTACTTTTATCACCCCAACCGCCGCCAACCCGTCCATCACCAGCACCTGCGCCGCCTCCGACTCCTCCCCAATATGCGCCCGCACCTCCTGGCACGCCTCGGCAAACTGCCCCCACCGCTCCCACTCCTCCAGGTTCTCATCCGCGAGGATGGCCTTGATAGCATCGATGCGTTCCCGCATGGCCGGGCTGAGGGCGGCGCGGGTGGAGGAGTGGGTGTAGCGCATGGGCTTTATGGTAGAGTCTCGCACGCGCTGCCGTCGTTGTCCCGGTCCAGGCGATGCGGATCAGACGATGGCCCACCCGCCGCGATGTAAAAGGCTTGCGCCTGCGCGTGAGTGCCAAAGTGGTCGCAATCTACGTCAGGACCAAAGGGGTCGTATGAGCCACTGTAGCCCCCAGCCGACGACGGCGGTGCGGCAGGCGGCGCGGCACTATTAGGCTGCGAGACACTACTGGATTGCGAGGCGGGCGCGATGTTCTGCTCGACGGGTGGGAGCGGAGCCGCCAGCACTGGTGCTTCCACCGTGCCCAGCACCTCCGCGCCGCTCAGTTGAACATAGTTCGCGTTGACCCATCCGGGCGTGGTGCCATCCAGCAGCACCTGTACCCACGACTGGTCAGCGTTGAAGCCTAACGCGGGTAGTTCTGTGCCGTTTACCACCGTGGTGATGATGGCGTAGTCAGGACTTGGACCCGTTCGCACATTGAGTCCATCCGACTGGACAACGGCCACTGGCTGCGCTGCAGGCGGCTCCTGCTCGGCAGGACGCTCCTCCTCCGCAGGCGCTTCGTCAGCCGGAGGAGCGTTGGCAGGCGTATCCGCTTCGGAGGACGTGGAGCGGGCTGGCCTCGGCGCGGTGGCGGGTCGCCCCACGTCCGGGTCGCGGCTCGTGGTCGCGTTCCCCGTGCTGTCACACGCCGACAGCGCAATTAAGCACACGATTAACCATACCAGGCGGTTCATACATTCCCCTTTGGCAGTTGAATCATGCCGACCTACCGCGCTCCAGGAGCGCGGTATTACGATTTGTTCATGTTGAGAGAGCGGGTGTAGTCCAGGGCCTTTACGGTAGGCTCTCGCATGCGATACCGTCGCCGTCTTGATCGAGCCGATGCGGATCGCTCGACGGCCCGCCCGCCGCGATGAACGCAGCCTGCGCCTCGGCTTGGGCAGCGAACTGCCCGCAATCGTAGTTTCTGAATGGGTCGTAAGCCTGGCCTATGGGACGCGCGTACGATAGCGGATTCACCAGCCTGTCCATGCCCATCCAGGCCGAGGCGATGAGCGCCGGGATGAACCACATCAGGAAGAGGAAGTTCATGGCGCGGCGCGCCTCTTCCTCGGTGAGCAGGTTGCCGTCGTTGTCGTTCATGGTGTGCTACGGGTTGTTTCCCGTGCCTATCACATACGAGGTCACTTCGCCCTCTTCGCCGAACCGATAGAGGACGATGAAATCGCCCGGCCCTCCACCCGTCCAGAAGTCGCCTTCAAAACGAGCCGCCAAGGAGTCGCTGTGGTAAAGGTCTACCGTTCGTAGCGACATAGGCTCATACGTTTCAACCAAGCGGCTATCGGACGGGATAAGCGCCTGACTCATCTGACGCGCATCCTCAAGAGAAATTCCGCTATTGTCCCCAAACATGTGCTCCAGGTGCCACACCTTGCCTTCCTGAAATAGCAGGCTGTAGGTGCCATTCTCATAGTTGTAAAAGCCGAACTCCTCATCTGCTTCGCCGTGCCGTTGCTCCCAAGACTCCCGGCTTAGACCAAGCCCACCAGAGGCGTACTCGTCAAGGACGGGTGCGGGAGTTGGCTCCGGCGTCGCTGTCGGCGCAAGCGTCTCGGTTGGTTCTGGTGTCTCGGTTGGTTCTGGCGTGTTGGTGGGCTGGGGAGTATCAGTCGGCTCCTCCGTTGGTTCTGGTGTGCGCGTGGGGGCAGGTGTTCGCGTCGGGGCACGGGTGTTTGTTGGGGCAGGGGTCACAGTCGGCTCCTGCATAGCCGTCGCCTCGTCTTGCGGCTCCTCAGTAGCGGTGGCCTCTGGTGCCGCCGACTGTGTTGGTGCTATAGCTGTCTGAGTTGCACCAACTGATACCTGCGGTCCAGCCCCGCCACCGCACCCTACTAGCGCCATCACCAGAGCCACCAACACAATCACCGTCCGCCACATATACCCTCCGCTGTTGAGCAATAGAGATAGACCGCGCACCCAACGCACAGCATGAACGCAGTCTTACAGTTTGTTCATCTTCGACAATTTACGGCTATTCAACCCCTGAAACCTGTGGACAGCCACGAACCCATGTGCTATATTTGCGGCCTGTGCAGGCGTTGTTAACAGATGTTAGGAGCCGCCAATGTCGCTCGGTGACACTACTGCCCAAGTCTATGCTATTACCGATGGTTCGGCTGCGGACCGGATGAGCCACTTTCACCTGCGCGTTCAGGCGGATCTTGCTGACCTGCGGCGCGTGCGGCGACCCTCGTCATCTCAGCGCCGCCAGATAGAGTTCCTTATGGGCCTTGAGCAGCGTCTACGCGAACGCCAAGGTCTACCATTAGGCGGTCGAACGTTTCGGGTACATTCGCCTTGAGCGCACGTAGCTCGCGCTCCAAAAAGTCCATGTTGTCATCGCGCCACTCGTCTATCAGGCTCTCCCCTGCTGCCTGATAGACGTCTTGTGTTGGGGCGTGCTCTTCCCTTGCGTCCGCCGGGGGCGGGTAAATGCCCTCGGCATCAAGGTACGTCCAAGCGTAGAAGAACCCTGTTTGAACCAGGTCCTCGTTTACCATATACCCTTCGGCTGATTCGGCAACGGACTTCAAAAAATCGTCCACTACCTCACGGTTACGCCCCGCGCCCCTCGCAATTAATTCAACCACCAGAGCGGAAGTGCTCTTGGCTTTTCCAAGGAGTACTGCATCAAGGAGCTTCTGGGAAAGTTCGGCGGCGGCGGGGTCCACTTGCGAAAGGTACGCCCGAACGACCCAGTAAGCCATTAGTATGCGTGTACGGCGTCGCTCAAGCTCTAGGGTCGCGCCCAAGACCGCGTTTAGTGCCTGGGCTGTTTCTGTTCTGATGCCCGGCGGCAACGTGTCGAGCGTATCCGCAAGCTTCTCCACTACAGGGTCCCGCTGCTCTGAGGGGGTAGTCTCGATGTGCCCGGCGAGTCTCAGAAGGTGTGTTTCGTCGACCTGCAGGGCTGCGGCTAGCTTTTTTAGTGTTTCTGCGCGCGGTCTAACACTCCCTGAAAGCGCATTGCCTAGCGCGCCGTGCGACACCCCTGCTTTTTGGGATAGCTCCCTAAATGAAAAACCTAGTTCATCCTTCCGCTTTCGCAGGTAATCGGCTAGCGCTTGCAGGCTCTGTGTCTCCTGTGTCATGTCAAGATGGTACACCTGTTTAACCTCCTTTGTCAATGGGGTTGACAACGCATTAGAAAGCGCTTATACTGTCCGTAGACATGGAACATAATGTTACTTGTGGAGGGACAGTGATAGACCACAACCCTAATACCGAGCGCCTTGTGGCTCTGGTATCACCCGAAGTAAAGCAGCGCGTTGAAGAGATTGCTGAAAAGAACCCTCGCTTCTGGACGAACTTTCAGCCTAGCAACACGGCAGTCGTTCGGGAGGCGCTAGAGTTTTTTTTAGGCCATTGTGTCCTTCCTGATGGAACAATTCGTGACATGAAGGAGGGTATTTCGTGATGGCCCACGAAATACCTCTGACCAGAGGCAAGGTCGCCATTGTGGACGACACAGATTACGAATGGCTGTCGCAGTGGAAGTGGAGCTGTCACATTAATCGAAGCGGCAACTGCTATGCCGTGCGTACTGCCTGGAATCCTCGGCGCTACATTCGGATGCACCGCCTTATTACGGACGCCCCGCGCCACCTTGAGGTAGACCACATCAACGGTGACGGACTGGATAATCGCCGCTCTAACCTGCGCCTCGTTACACGCTCCCAGAACACACAGAACCGCAAGCCGTATCCGAACTCCACATCGCGCTTCAAGGGCGTTAGCTTCAACAAGAGGCTCGGCAAGTACGAGGCCCAGATTCAAGTGAGGCAGGGGCGGGTTAAGCGCAAGTTCCATTTGGGACTCTTTTATAGTGAAGAGGAGGCCGCGCGTATTTACGACGCGGCGGCGGCTCACCACTTCGGCGAGTTCGCCAAACTCAACTTTCCGCACGAGGCGCAGCCATGAACCTTTCGTCATCCCTAACCCCTTATGTCTGCGACGAGTGCCACGCCGAGCTTGCCCTGGAACTAGCGCTGGAAGCCGCACAGGCCGAGCACGAGGCCGAGGCGTAGCCATGCCCCGCCCCACGAGCGCCACCCCTGCCCCGCCACGCACCTTCGCCGACATCGAAGCGGCGGCACGCGCCCACGCCCGCGAGCAGGGGGCCACCGACGCCGAGGCTGCCGAGGTCGCGCGCGGCTACCTGCACTTCCTCAAGCTCCTCTCCCGCGAGGCCCTGCGCCAGGCCCAGGCCGAGGCGCGCCCTCCTGCCAGTCGTCACGTCGTCTAATCCCTCCACCCCTACGCAAGGTTTGAAAGGAGACCCGTATGACAACCACCGCCTCTGCCGTTCCCCTGGAACCCATCCCCGTCGTGAGGGCAGTGCGCTCGACCGAGTGGCGCGTCCTGCGCCAGTTCAGTTGCAGCGACGACTGGCAGGAAGTCGGGCGCGGTGACATGCCCACCGCCCAGCGAGCCTATGCCAACCACCTTTCCGCCCTCGGACGCGGCGCTTTAGCGCTGGTGTGCCCCGATGGTTCCGTTGCTGAGAGCGCCGACGCGGAGGTGCCCGCGTGACCCTCCAGTACGTCCGCTCCGTGCCCCAACTCGCCACCGTCATCGCGCGGCACGCCGGAACGGCTTACGAGGCTATCGGGCGCTGGCCGCACGTCGTATTCCGCCCGGTGGACTTCTACGCCTTCGACAAGCCCAGGGTCTACCTGCGAATCACCGTCCCCGACGACCCGCGCCTGGTTGACGAAGAAGGCAACGACCTGACTGCGCTCATCGAGGCCGAACTGCAGCGCATGGCTCACCAGGAAGAAGAACTCGCCTACGCCTACTAGTCTATCAAAAACAAAACTTCTTGTGTGGTCCCGGACAAGACCGGGCACGTTACGGCTAAGACCGGAAAGGAATGAGAGATATGCCAACCCGGCGCATCGCCGTCGCCAAAGACGCCAAGGCCAAAATTCAGACCGCCTGCGATGGCCTGCTCGCCACCCTCGCCAGTTGCCAGGCCGAGGCCACCGAGACCATTGAGGCCCACGACATGGTGCAGCGGGCGCTCGACCAGGGCGACCTGCATCGCGCCACTTTACTCTTGGTGAACGCCTCCATCAAGCAGCGGGCACGCGACGAACACCAGACACGGTTGGTCGCTTATGTGGTGAAAACGCTCGGCGACATCGAGGGCGTTGACGAGCAGGTGGACCCAGCCGCCGCAAAACTCATCGAGCAGATCCTCCACGGCCGCGCAGCATAAAAAGGGCCTTCCCGGTCTACCAACCAGGAAGGCCCCCAGGAGACCTTACAGTCCCCCTACGCACTGAAAAGTATAGCAATGACCCGCGACGAAAGCAACCCCTCAATGAAAGTCAATGCCTAGCACCCTGCCCCCGCGCGGCCACTACCGGGCCGACGTGGCCGTCATCACCGCGCGCGTGCCCGATGGCGCCTTCCGCTGCTGGCACCTGATTGCCGCCCACAACTGGCGCGGCGAACCCTGCACGCTGACCGACGCCGAGCAGGGCAGCCTGCTCGGCGTGGACGAACGCACCATCCGCCGCTACCACCAGGCGCTGCGTGACGCTGGACTTCTAGGGAAGGAAAACTTCCCCTCCGGCGAACGCGGCCTCTGGGCGAAGTGGTTGACGGACGCGGATGTCCACGAATCTTATCCGCATGACGTTGATAACTCTGTGGATAACTCCGCGCCGCCGGACAATATTGTCCTAAATGGCCGGACAAATTTGTCCATCTCGCGGCCTAACGACGGGGGGAGGGGGGGAGAATATATAACCCACCCAACCCAAAAGTCGTTGTCGTTAAGGAAAGGGGGTCTGGGGGAAAACCGGACAGAAGCGTCCGCCCCGGACAACGGTGTCCAGCCGCCTGTGGAAAACTCGAAGGCGGCGCTGGAACTACTCGCCGTCTTCGCGGCGGCGGGCGTCGTGCGGGGAGCCGAGATTATCGCCCGTGCCCGTGCAGAGAGCATTGGCCCTGACGACCTGCGCGCCCTGTTCGAGTTCCATTGGATGGACACAGAGGGCGAGGAGGTAAGGGACCGCGCGGCACTCGTGGCGTGGCGACTCCTCAATACCCCCTTAGCCCTGACAGATGAGCAGCAGCGACGGCTCGACTTATTTGTGGACTTCTGTGGCCGGTGGCCCTCTGAGCCTGCCGGAACAGCCCTGCACAACCCGAAAGGAGCACCCGATGCCGAGACTCGTACCAGCCGCGTTTAAAGATATTCGCCTCGATGCCGTCGAGCACCGTTATTTCCTCGGCGATACCGAACTCACCGGCGTCTCCCGCCTCGTTGCGCGCGTGAAGGAACCTTACGACGCTCCCGCCCACGCCGCGCGATTGGCACCGAGTCGCGGCATGGCCCCAAAAGAGCTACTCGCCGAGTGGGAGCATGGGCGTAACGAAAGCGCCTGGCGCGGCAAGGAGGTACACGATTACGTCGCCATGCGGCTACAGGGCGCGCCCCGACCAATATTACGCAACCTGCCGGAGATGGACGCCTTCGAGGACTGGTGGCAGGCCAACCGCGATGACCTGATTGTTCTCGCCGTTGAGATGATTGTCGGTGACGCGGAGCTTGGTGTCGCGGGCACGCTGGACCTCCTCGTCTATTCCAAGCGCACCCAGGCCGTGCATGTGGTGGACTTCAAAACCAACAAGCGGTTCGATACCGAGACCCGCTACAGTGAAGCCATGCTACGGCCCTTCTCCGACCTCGATGCTTGCCACCTCGTCGAGTACAGCCTGCAAGTCAACACCTACCGTTTCATCCTGGAGCGGGCACTCGCTGCCGCCCGCCTGGGCTTGCCGGACACCGTGCCTGAGCATCACCGCCACACTACGCTCGGCGACTGCCTGCTGGTCCACCTGAGCCGCGCCGGGGCGTACCGCGAGCACGTCGCGCTCGACCTCATGCCCCGCATCCCGGCCTGGCTCGAATTCGAGGTGCCACGATGAGCAGCAGGGTCCAGTGGCTCAAGCACGACATCCTCGATGAACTGATAGAAGCGTTCATCGCCGCGACCGGGAAGATGCCCCGCGAGACGACAGTGCTGGAACTCCAACTCTGGTCGGCCACCCGCGCCATTGAGGAAGCAGGCTCGCTGCGGCCCGACGTGGCGAACCGCCTCACCGTCTGGGCAGTGCTGTTCGTGCTCCGGGAGGAGTTGGGGGCAGAGGTTGATTTCCGCACCGTCGCGGGCTGGGCGGACGAGGCGCGCCTGGCCGTCGCGGAATGGGCCTTCCTACGCCTCCAGCAACCCGACCTGGTGCAACCGCCACCGATGCCGAGGGCGCTGCGGGAGGCCATTGATGCGCTGACGCCTGAGCCACCAAGCGCGGAGATGGAGATGGCCGCATTGGGGGCGTCGTGAGTACCGGCACCCGCTTTCCTGCGGCGCTGGCCTACGAAGCTGCCCGGTCCTTCATCGCCGAGGTGTTTCCCCATGCGGAGCAACTCATGCTGGTGGGCAGCCTGCGCCGCGTACGCTCCGCTAACCGCGACGAGCGCGGCGACGCCAAAGCCTTCCTCCCGGAGGATACCGTCGGCGACATCGAAATAGTCGCTGAAGCGCGCTACGTGGCGGTGCCGCATCCGAAGTACCCCATGCTTGAAAAGGTGCTCCAGAACCTCATCTGGAAGCGCCTCGACGAGCTGGTGAATGACCAGGCGAGCGGCTACCAGATGTGGACGCTGCACCGCGCCTGGGGCGACAAGCTGCGGAAGGTGGCGGTGCCGCTCCCGGACGGCGGCCACATCAAATGTGAGGTCCACTGCGTCCCCGCCGGGTGCTACGGCTACGCAGTTGCGCGTTGCACGGGCGACGCGGGCTGGAACCATCTGATGGTCACATCTCGGCGGCAGGGCGGGCTGCGCCCGGAGCATGTGCGCCTCGAAGACGGGCTGGTCTATGTTCGTGATGTGCTGACGCCTGTCCTCACGGAGCCAGCCTTCTTCTCCACGATGGAGATGCCCTGGACTCCACCTCACAAACGCACCCGCGAGGCTGCCGAGCGCCTGCACCGCGAACTCAAACTGAAGGTGATGGCATGACACTACTCCCGGAGGGTATGGCCCTGGTGCTGCTCAACGACCGCGCCCGCTTCGACTGGATTGGCAAGGTGGAGCGCGCCTACTACTCCGTCACCCGGCCCGAAGACCCGGTGCGCGCGCTGCTGGTGGACCACCGTGACTATGGCATGGGACGGCGCATCGAGGCCGTCGTGCGTGCCCGGACAAACACGGCAGTCGCCCCGCGCGGCCTTGTGCCTGCCGCCGATGTAGACCAACCCTGCCTCTTCATCCACGTTTACGAGGTGATTGGCTCCGTCGCCGAGGCCAACACCACCCTCACGGCGCTCCTGGAGCAGGCTCCCCGGCGCGCCCCCCAGGAGGTTCCCTGATGCCCGCCTTACAGCCCACCCACGTCGCGCTCGCGGTGTTGCTGCCACTGCTCGCGGCCCTCGTCGCCTGGCTGCTGCGCGTCAACCGCGCACTGCCGGAGGTCGTTATCTCCCCGGAGGCTCGCCTCGATACAGAGTACCTGGGCGGCACCCACTACCGGCTGCGCTTCCTGGATGACCCGGAGTTGGCCGTCCGCCAACCCTTCCGCCTCCACGAGAAGACGCCGCGCCTCATCGTCACGCGGAAGGAACGGCGTGGCCGTGTGATGGTCTACGACGCTCGCCTGTTCTCGCCCGGCCAGAGGCACCAATGAGCGCGCTGCCCTGGCGGGCGCTCCTCGCCCGACTTCCCCTCCCGATGCTGGCCCTCGCCGCCTCCTACGGTGTCTACCACTTTGCCGCCCTGTTCGTGCCGACGTGGGTGGCCGTCGTGCAGGCTGCTGCATTTGAGGTGACTTACATCGGACTTGCACTTTTGGACGTGCTCGACAAAGCGCAGCGCCGTCGGGCAGTGTCCATATCGGTTGGCGCGGTGTTGGTGAGCGTCATCTACAACAGCCTCGCCGGGTTCTTCCACCGCAATCCCCAGGTGTTGCAGCAGTTGTCGTTGTGGCAGGAGGGCGTGCTCGCGGTGTTGCACGGCGCGCCGCTCGCGATTGTTGCTTACCTTGTTGCAGACCTGTTGCTGCACTCCCGGCCTGCAACTGGAGCGGCCAGTGCAACGCCCCCTCCAAGCAGACCCGCCGTGCAAGTTGCGCGTCCGACACCGCCTGTGCAAGTTGCACCGCCGCCAGCCGCGCCACCCAGAGCGTTGCCTGCAACCGTTGCACAGCCGGTGCAACCTGCACAACTGGACGAGACGACAACAATGGTTGTCATCCAGTACAACCAACTCCGCAACTTTGGAAGCGTGGGGCAACTCCATAACCGAAGTAGAGAGTGGGCACGAAAGTTGTACAAGCAAGCAAAAGAGGTTGCGCCCGAATGGGTTGCACAAATAGAAAGCGAGGCCACGCATGGCACTACTTGAGGCCCGTTTGCTCGCCACGCCGGAGGAGGCGGACTTCTTCGGCGTGCTGGGCCTGCCCTACCTCGAGCCGCATGAGCGCAGTGTTGAGACGATGGAGCGGCTGTGGACGACCATCGCAAGGTGCGGCGTCTGCGGCAAGGAGTTGAACCGCGCCGAGCATGTGCCGGAGAGCGAGCGCACGATGGTCACGCTGGCCGCGCCGTTCGTGGCGCTCTGCGATGTGCCCGCGCATAACACGTTTTCTGACCTGAATTGGAAGGTTCGGCTAGAGTGGGTGGACGAGCAGGCTAGCGAGCAGCCTGACCTACAGGCCGTCGAGGAGATGGGCCTGGAGGCCAAGCGGCGCTGGGCTGAAGACCACGCCTAAGGCCCGGAGACGATAGGCGAGACGCATTCGTGCTCGTCAAGACCCCATAATGCAGAGGCTCAATTCATCGAGTTTTAGTGGCTCGATTGGCACCCTTTAGGGAGGCGGCCTCTCGCAACTGGTCAGGGGTCACTTGAGCCCTTCTAAGATCACTCTCCTGAAGGTTAACGCCTTTTAGCGTGGCTCGCGCAAGGTTGGCACTCCGCAAATCGGCACCTTGCAGGTCAGCGCCCCGCAAATTCGCGTCTTGCAGATCCGCTCCCTGCAACTCCGCTTCCTTGAGATTGGCACCGTTAAGATCCAAAATCGGCTTATCCCCGCGTAGCAGACCCAGTTCGTGCACGAAGCGAAGTAATTGCCCACGGCGCTTACCGTCAAGGCGGTCTAATGCCACCAACGTCTGCCCGCGGGCGACGGTACGTGCTTCGCTCCCGTGCGGCGTTTCGCGCAGCTTGTGATCCAATAGCAACCGGGACAAATCGTCCATGAACTCGTTCAAGATGCTGTCGAGTGAGGTGCTCAGGGCAGACGCGCGTTCGGCTGCACGCGTGGTCTCGTTAATCCTGGTCACCCCATAGGCTATGACGAGCGGGACAACGAGTAGGTTTAGCCAATCCCAGAGGGTCTTTGGGTTTCCAATAATTTGCTGAGTCTCAGGGTTCCTTAGCCAGCTGAAACCTGTCCACGGTGCCCAGTTTCCCCTAAACGCCTGGAGCAGGCCAAAGATGAAGATGGCCCAAATGAGGAATACGGCGACTATCCCCCAGAGGAGTGGGCCAAGATACGGTGCCAATTTTGCGTACATGTTATTCCTCCTAATCAGTGCAATCGCTTAATAGGTCCAGTGTTTATTATAAAGCGGCGCAATTCATATGGGAATACCCCTACCCGCCGCCACCCCGCCAGCCCGGAGACCATCCCGCCGTGTATAATGGTCTCACCTGAACGTTCTGGAGGTTGCCATGCCTGAGCTTCGTATCGCCGCCGACCTGACGCTGCCCGACTCTGCCGCCACGCAGACCTTTGCCGTCATCGCGCAACGCGGGGTGGGCAAGACCTACACCGCCAAAGTGGTCGCCGAGGAGATGCTGAAGGTAGGCAGCCACGTCGCCGTGATAGACCCCCTCGACGTGTGGTGGGGTCTGCGCTCCTCAGATGACGGTGAGCACGCGGGGCTGCCCATCGTCGTCTTCGGTGGCGCGCACGGCGACCTCCCCCTCCACGCCGAGAACGCGGCCACCATTGCCGATATGGTCGTCGAGCAGCACCTCTCGGCGGTGCTCTCCATCGGCCATCTGCGAAAGAAGGAGCAGCGCCAGTTCGTCGGCACCTTCTGCGAGCGCCTCTACCACCGCAAGGGCGAACCCGCGCTGCGCTACCCCACCCACGTCTTCATTGACGAGGCCGATATCTTCATCCCGCAGAAGCTGGCGGCGGGCGCGGAGACGAGCCGCGAGGCGGTAGATGACATGGTGCGCCGGGGCAGGGTGCGCGGGCTGGGCGTCACGCTCATCACCCAGCGCATGGCCGTCGTAGACAAGGACGTATTGACCCAAGCCTCAGTGCTCGTCGTGCTGCGCGTGGTCGCCTCCCAGGACCGTGCCGCCGTCGAGGACTGGATCAAGGCCAACGCCGAGCTGGAGGACCGGCAGGCGTTCGTGGAATCGCTCTCCGGGCTGCCGGTGGGCACCGCCTGGATATGGTCGCCGGGCTGGCTCGACCTCTTCAAAAAGGTGAAGATCCGCCGCCTGGAAACCTTCGACTCCTCAGCCACGCCAAAGGTCGGAGAGACACCCCTCCAGCCCACAGCGCTCGCCGATGTGGACCTGGAGCGGTTGCGCGCCTTGCTCTCGGAAACCATCCAGAAGGCCGAGCAGGAAGACCCCCGCGCCCTACGTCGCCGCATCGAGGAGTTGGAGGCGCAACTGGCGAAGGGTGCCCGCGTGGATGTGCGCGAGGTGGAGAAGGTAATTGAGGTGCGCGTGCCTGTGTTCCAGGCGGAAGATTTGCAGGCGTTCCGGGATGGCATCCAGGAGGTGTTGAAGGTGGCCGCACGGCTGACCGAGGTAGGCGAGACCTTCGAGGAGAACGTTCAGGCAGCGATTCAGGCCGTTGAGCAGCCGCCCAAGAGTGGGACTCCTCCCCCGCCATCCGCCCCTCCGTCGTCAGTGGTCGGTCGTCAGTCGTCGGTCGTCAGTCGTCGGTCGTCAGTCGTTGAGGCGCAGGAGCAAACCGCTCTCACCGATGGCGCGCAGGGCCTCCTGAACGTGCTCGTCGACCGGCACCCGTTGGCGCTTACCCACAACCAGTGGGCGGGGTTGGCGGAGCGGGGCAACAAGTCGAGCAGCCTATACACCCACAAGCGCGAGCTACAGCAGGCGGGGCTGGTCGAGGCGCGGAACGGTCTGTACGCACTCACGAGGCAGGCACAGAACCTTTACCAGCATCGCCTCGCCACGAACCGTAACGAGCCTCTGGTGGAAGTATGGCGGCGCGTGCTCGATGGTGGACCGCGTAAGATGTTCGATGTCCTGGTGGCCGTCAGTGGTGCCTGGGTTGAGCGCGACGAGCTAGCGCGGAAGAGCGGCTTCAGCCCCACCTCCAGCAGCGTGGGCGTCCACCTGAAGGTACTGCGCGACAATGACCTTGCCGAGACCCAAGGGAAGCGTGTGCGCCTCAAGCCCGGTATCCTCTAGCCACACCCTGTCACGTTGCGGGCCATGCCGACAGCGATGACATCACATTGCTAACTTCTGCAACTGCTCTACAAAGGTATAGAGCCAGTACATTAGCCAATAGAACACGGCTGTCACTACGAGACCCAGAAGGAGCCTGAGGCGACGGAATCGAATCGCCTTTATTCTGGCTTGATGTCGGTCGAGCATCCTCGAAAAGCGCGCCATCAGATTGCCGTACATGAGAAACAGCGAGGCCCAAAAAACGACAAGGGCACCTCGGTCGCCAGATACCCGCGCTACAAGTAGAAAAGCCCCCAGAAGGGTCAACCACCCGCCGAACTCGAACCATGCAGGCGCATTCCTAATTAGCCAATCATCACTGTGGTCGGCCCAGTCGTCCAACCGCTGTACCCAGGAGCTTCCTTCATTGCCGCCAAGTGGCTGCTTATCCATTATGCCCTCCCTCCAAAATCAGCGCAGTGCATAATGTACGCAGGTTGGCTCAAATCGTTGCGAGGGGATGAGACAGGGCCATGCCGACAGCGATGAAGATGCGATGAACAAGAACGCTAGCCCGCACAAAAACACGCGGCTACACAAAAGCAGAAACCCCGCGCCTGTTACCCTCTAGCGCGGGGTTTCTGCTTTTGTGGGCTTGTCCTAGTTTGTGACAGTGATTCGTCCTAGTATTAGACAGAATTTGTCCTAGTTTAAGACAGTGACGCCGGACACGGTATCATCTATACTACCTCTCAACCTGAAAGAGAGGCATCGTGAACTTGTTTGACATGTACCGCCTGTTTCCGACCCATATAGACTGCATAGCCTTTTTGGAGCGGCTTCGCTGGGATGACACACCCGTTTGTCCATATTGCGGCTCAATTAGAACCTCCCGCGTCTTGAGGGAACAACGCCACCACTGCAACGGCTGCAACACGCCATTTCGCGTTACTGTCGCTACGGTTTTCCACCACACGCATCTCCCTTTGCAAAAATGGTTCCTTGCAATTTGGCTTACCTTGAACACGAGGCGAGGTAGGTCACCGAAAGGACTCCCCGCTCGTCAATTAGCAAAAGCTATGGAAATCAACAAGAACACAGCGCACTTAGTATCTAAACGTCTAAGGGGCGCAATGGAAGATGTAGAGCAGCGCGAACTTTTACTCCGCATTGGTGACGTGGGCGACTCAGCGTTAGCAATGGTCACCACTGCCCAAAGTCGGCAGCAACCGCTCTCAACACCCCTTGTACAGCAACAGGAGCATTGAAATGGCAGACCAGATTGTTAATAAGCAACTCGTTCGAGCTACGCATGGGTCACCAGATAACCCGCTACGCATTGGAGATGTAGAAATCCCCTGCTATGTACTAGAGGATGGGCGGCGAGTCATACACCAGCGTGGTTTGGTTGCGGCACTAGGTATGTCGCGGGGGAGTAGTAGCGATTCAGGCGGTGACCGACTCGCCAAGTTTACGCAAGGCAAAGCGCTGCAACCCTACATTTCGGAAGGGCTGCTTAACGCCGCCACGAAGCCAATTAAGTTTCGTACTCCAAAGGGGGCTTTGGCTTATGGCTATGAGGCTACTGTTCTCGCAGACATTTGCGAGGCGGTCTTGCAGGCACGAGCAGACAAGAGGCTACAAAAACAACAAGAGCACATCGCCCGACAATGCGAAATCCTTGTACGCGCCTTTGCTCGCGTAGGTATTATCGCATTGGTGGATGAGGCCACTGGTTACCAGTCGGACAGAGCAAGACAAGCCCTAGAAGAAATCCTGCGGAAGTTTATTTCAGAGGAACTTCTTAAGTGGGCGAAAACGTTTCCAGACGACTTCTATCGAGAATTGTTCAGGCTCAGAGGGATTCAGTATTCCGAGGTGACCAGCAAGCGGCCTGGCTATATCGGGAGGCTGACTAACGATATAGTATATGAACGACTTGCGCCGGGTGTCCTAGAAGAGTTGAAGCGCCTTACCCCAAAAGACAGCAAGGGCCGAAGAAAGCACAAGTATTTCCAGCGTCTAACTGAGGACATAGGTCACGAAAAGCTGCGTGAACACCTATCCAATGTCATTACCTTAATGCGAGCATCGCCAAACTGGCCCACGTTCTACAAGCTTCTGCAAAGGGCGCTGCCGAAATATAACCCCCAACTGAGTCTACCTATACCAGAAATGGGCGATGATGAACAGATAGATTGAGTAAGACCAGAACACCAGTAGCTGGTTTCAATCTACTGGATACCCCGTCCTGGCCTCCGAGGTACGTTGCAATAAGGCGACTTGCACTTAAGGCAACCTTTGGCCCCTGCCCTTCTTGCGCCTCACCATTGCGCGGCATCCGAACATGGCTGCAATGCTAACACGGCCCCCAAACCCGAACCACAACCTTGAAGAGCGTCTTGTGCAGCTATATGACAAAACTGTAATCAAGTTGGGCTGCTAAATTGGCACTCGGTAGGCGCGAGTGCTTGTTTTTGCTGGCAACTTGTTCTATACTACTAAAAGCAAAACGCCACCATGCCCTCAGAAAGCGGTGGCGTCTTACCCTGTATGTTCGCAAGCCAACAAAGGCCGCGTGCTGTGCGGAACTATTGTATGCGACTCAGGGATCGAAGTCAACATCACCAGAACCCCTGAGGTGCGCCAGTGAAAGTCAGAGGCGGTAAGAGCAAAGAACTATGGAGTTGGGCTTCGGCCTTTATTAATATAGTCTTGCCAGCGAGGTATTCGTTCACCCCACCTACAATCAAGCGGAACCCGCAGCTAACTAAGCGCGAAAGGTACATCGAAGGTGACTTCATAGACTGGATAGAGGAAGATTGGGAACGGGCAGTTCGCGATTACTGCAAGCTACGAGAAAGCGAAAACGGACGAGTGCTGAATCCTGACATCGCTCGTGAGTTATCTCGGTTTTATAAGCAATCCGACGAAGACCGGGCTCGCTATGCTGTCGCGGTGCATGAGCCTGCTAGTGCCTTGGTAAAAGAAATCTATCACCGCCGCCTCCGTAAGCGCTTTGTCAGGAGCCGACTGGTTTTCTTCACTGCTGGCGGTGCAGGCGCTGGAAAGACCACTGCTTTTAATGAAGTAATGGGGATTGAGCAGTGGAAGCGATACCACACGGTATATGACAGCACTCTGAGCAGCTTTGAAAGTGCCAGCGTAAAGATCGAGCAAGCCTTGGCTGCCCATAAACAGGCTCTGATCCTGTATGTGCATCGCCCAATAGGATTGGCGGTGCAAGGTGTTATAGATCGCGCCCTGGAACGCGGACGGGTTTTGCCCATTGACGAAGTCGCGAGAGGGCATTATAATGCACAGTGTGCAATATTCGAGATCATTGCACATTATGCAACTTCGGAGTACCGTGAGCGCGTGGCAGTGAGGATTGCGAATAACAGTAATGGCACCAAAGGTGCTATAATTGATATGACAATCCACGAACTGGAAAAGGCGCGCTATCCAGATCTCGAAACAGTAATGCGCCTAGCTAGGGGGGCTCTCGAAAATGTTAAAAGAACTCGGAGCAAAGCTGGGGAACCCATTCCAGAGACGCTCTACCGCATTCTCGCTCGAGCATGAGGCTGACATTATGTTGGGCGCAGCAATTCAAGGCTTAGAGAAGGCGGCGCGTGCGAAGGAAGAGCGAATTAGCGCAGACTCACGCATGAAGGAGGAGCGCGAACCCCGTCGCCAACCTGCTCATGTCTGCTAGCCGATTCAATACGCGAACACTAAAACAGCGCCAGATTACCTGGCGCTGTTTTCTATTGATCAAGCGTCAAATCGAATCCCCAGGGCGTCACAAGGCGCGTCCTGTAGGTCGAGGGTGTTGCCCAGGTAGATCTGCGTCGTGTTGATGTTGGAGTGCCCAAGGTTGATCTGGATTTGCTCCAGCTTGGCCCCGCCCTTCGCCGCGAGTTTGGCATAGGTTCTACGAAGGTCATGTGGTGCCACCTTGATCCCCGTGCGCGCCGAATGCTCCCCGACCACGTTCCACAGCGTCTGCGTGCTGGCCTTCGCCCCGGCGACCCTACCGGCTTTGTTGACCGGGCGGAAGAGATAGCCGCTCCGAATCCCCGCCTCCTCCAGCCACGCATCGAGCAGCGCCTTCGTCCACGCCGCCATCGGCACGTTGCGAATCTTGCTGCCCTTCCCGTCCAGGTCACACACCACCCACCGCCCCTCGCGGACCTGCACCTGCTCGATGGTGAGTGTGGCCGCCTCGTCGCGGCGTAGACCGCAGCCGATGAGCAGCCCCAGAATCGCCCGGTCGCGCTTCCCCTTCAGCGTGGCCGCATCCGGGGCGTTGATGAGTTCCTGAGCCTGCTCTTTCGATAGCCAGTTGCCGAGCCGCTTGCCCGCCTTCTTGACGCCCTTCACGCCCTCGATGGCCCGCGCCTGCTCCGAGGAGAGTTCGCCCATCTCTTCGAGCAGCGCCGCCATGAGGCGAATTGCCGAGAGCGCCTGGTTCACCGACTGGCTGCCCGTGCCTCCGGCGCGCAGCACCTCCTTGTAGCGGCGAACCGTCACCGCATCGAGGCGCTTGTGACCAGCCGCCGCGTACCAGGTGAGGAAGGCGCGGATGTGGCGGCCATAGGCGCGTTTGGTGTGGCGGCTGCCCACCGCGTCACACACCATCTCGACGAGCCTGCCGGTCGTGTCCTGGGGCTGCTCGATGACGACTAACGCTGCGGATGTCATAGGGGATTCCAGGAGATACTGAGCATTATCATTCATCATAGGAATAGTGGTACAACTGCCTATCCAAGAGTGGAGCACCCCCCTTGCAAAGGCATGTGGCGCTGGCTATACTTGTGGGGTAATCCCCCCTCAAGCCCGCCGCGCGTGACCTTGGCCGGTTCCACACGCGGCGGGCGTCTTTGTGTCTTACGCCACACTCCGCACCGCATCGAGCAGGGCGGGGTAATGCTCCAGCGTCCAGGCATCGCCACGGAAGCGATAGAAGCAGAGCGCGTGGACGAACTGCTCGCCCGGCTGCGCGTTCCACCAGGCGACGTAGCGGCCCGCCTCTACAATCCACCCTGTCGCGTCCTCGTCCCAGCCGAGGTTGCCATCGCGCCGGAAGAGGTGATTCGTCTCGGTGATGTAGAGCGGCAGGCGGCGGAAGATGGGCTGCCCGTCGCGCTCGTAGTCGTAGATGGCCTGCGCGAGCGCCTCCCACATCCTGAAGCCGTACACCTGCCAGCGCATCGAGGCGAAGCGCTCGTCAGTGTTGACCGCCTGGTCGGAGCGGTAGCTGTAACCATGCAGCGCGAAGCCCTCGGCCCCCGCCAGTCCCACGAGGATTTCCTTCTGATACTGAAGGGGGTCGCCCGACTGATTGTTGGTCGGGTCTATCGCCGGAGGGCTGAGGCGCACGCCGGTCGGCAACGCCTTCCACACCGGGTTGTAGACCGCCAGCACGTCGGCGGGGGTGATGGCCGTGCCGGGGTTCTGCTCGTCCTGGTAGTCGGGACGCTCGGCGGCGCGGTTCGTCTCGTTGCCGATGATGTGCAGGTGGACGCCCTTCGACTGCCGGATGCTCTCGTAGAGCCAGCGCCGGAACGCCTGATAGAGTGCTCGCACCGGGAAGGTGCCCAGGCCGCCGTCCGCCTTCGCCCAGGAGTAGTTCCATCTGACGATGACGCGAATTCCCGCCGCCTCGTAAGCCGAATAGTCCACCGGGCGCGGCGTGTTCAAGTCGCCGTGCGAGTAGACCACCTCGACGACGGTGCCCTTGAAGCCCGTCGCCAGCGCGTACTCTGCCGCGCCGTCCCCGTGTAGGCCACGCAGGGGAAAGTTCGGGCGCTGGATGGGCGGCAGCACCTTCGCCGGGGTGGGCTGCACACCGAAGGGCAGGAGGTAGGGCTTCGGGTCCACCTGGTCGTTCGGGTACTTCGTCTCGCGCCGCGCCGTCGCCCCCTTGATTTTGAGGGTCAGGTGCAGGTGGCTCCCACTGCTGTTGCCCGTGCTGTCGGCGATGCCGATGACCTGGCCCCACTTCACCCTCTGCCCCTCCCTCACGAGCGCCTGATGGAAGTGAGCGTAGATGGTTTCGTAGCTGCCGTCGTGGCTCACGATGCGGACGTGGATGCCGTAGTTGTGGCCCACTGGGTTCGTGCGGACCAGCTTCACCACGCCGTCATGGCAGGCGAAAATGTTGGAGCCATGCGGGGCGCGAATGTCCACCCCCTCGTGCCCCGGCAAATCCCACTTGCGGTAGGTCGCCGGGTTAGCCCCGAACGCCTGAGTCACCGTCTTGTACTGCGTCGGCCAGAAAAGCTGAATGGTGTTCACGGCACTCTCCTCACTAGCCAGGCTCTCAAGCGCCTGGCGATACGTCTGCACCTTGTTCCAGTACCGCGCCACATAGTTGTCGAACGACGGCCACGCGCCGCCGCCGCTGTAGTTGTAGAGGGCGCGCTGCTCGTCGCCCCCTGCCGCCTTGATGTTGTGGGCGAGAATCGAGCAGCCCCAGTGGAGGTTGGTGGCCGGGTCTTTCAACTGCGCCGTCGTGGGACGCCCTTTGAAGACGGGGTTGGGATTGCCGCTCGAAACCACCTGCATCAGGCCAACGGCGTGAAAGTCGTTGCTCACCCCCGCCTGCACCCCGCTCTCGACAATGGTGATGGCCGCGACGAGGAAAGGGGCTACGCCGTGCTTTGCCGCGGCGGCCTCGATGGCCGCCGCGTGCTGGCTCAGGCGGTTGGCGTAGGGAGCCAGTCCCGCGTGCCGCGTCAGGTTCAGTTCAGAAAGTCGCTTCATGGTGCTCCTATGCGGTTGGGATGATGCGGCGGCGGGTGGCGTCGTCCATAAAGCCAACACAGAGAATCAGCATCTGCGTCAGAATCAGTTCCGCCTCAAGCTGCTTGGTGCCGCCCAGTTCGGCGTCACATCGGGGGTCAATTAACTGCGGGTGCGTGGGCCGCCCGTCGGGTGCCCGGCCATAGTGCGCGATGCGGCCCGTGCCGCTGGCTGTGTGGCTGACGCCCCAGTCCAGGTAGTCCACGTTGGGGTAGGGTGTATTGATGGTCGCCTGGATCTCGGCCTTACGCGCGGCAGCAAACCCTTGGCGCGTGCTGTCCATATAGCTATTGAACAGCTTGTCGATGCCGCAATTGATGGCCGGTTCTGGGTCGCCCGAACGCGTCGAGGTATGCACGTCGATACCGCCAACGAACTCCCACGCGGCAATCGTGTCCTGCACGTACTGGAGTTCGGGCAGCGCCCCCGCCGATGGCCCCTTGTAGAGCGTCGAGCCTGCCGGATAGAGCGTCGAGCCCGGATCCCACAGCGCCCACAGGTCATCCACCACGCCCGTCGAGTTGTTCAGTGCCTCGCACACGTAGCCCCGGTTGCCGTTGATGCGGACGCCGGAGAGGCCGGGGCAGCCGTAGGTCTTGGTGGCGTGGGCGAAGCCGCCGGAGTTGATGACCGGATGCACCACGAAGTGAGTACGGGCAGCCATCTCTGCGTACAGGTCGGGGTTGTCGGAGAGCGCGGGGTTGTCCAGCCGCTTGGCGAACTCCATTGTGGCAACCACCGAAGCCCATTCCGAGGCGTGGACGCCCGCCCCGATGTAGATGTGGCACTCCGAGGCCGAATCGCCGATCTCGAAGCGATTCACCTCCTGTGCCGGGTAGCCCGTGATGCTCGTCGAGTCACCCAAGTCCACGAGGTTGTAGGCTGAGGCGGGCAGGTTCGCGTCCACCCAGGCCCGCGTCGTCGCGGGCACGGGCGCATCCGCGTTCCCCAGCGTGCCGTTCCAAGTCTCGTAGACAAAGGTACGCGCCGGGACGATGATGGGCGGCAGGCTCACGCGGGTGCGTGCCCGGCGCGGCACCTCCAGCATATGATTGCGGCCGTAGCGAGGAAAGGGCATCTTAGCCTTCCGTGTAACCCATCAGGGTGTAGCCTAGTTGGAACGAAGTTGAGCCAGAAGTGTTGTCGAAGATGATCTCCACGCCTTCAGGGAACTCTTCCGGGCCGATGTACTTCAGGCCGTAGCTGCCTGACCCCTGCCCGCCCGTGCTGCCAGTGGTCGTGTCCTCGATGAGTTCAAACAGTTGCGGGGAGAGGTCGCGCACCCGATCCGGGTACCACTGCGTGGTCGAGGAGGCGGCCCCGGTCTTTTCCATCGGGTAGAGGAAGTGCTGCACGCCACTCCGTCGCTCCCGGATGGTCAGGCGCATGTAGTTCTCGGTGTCCGTGAACCACACGAAGTACGGGATGCGGGTGGGCAGCGTCGTGTTGACCAACGTAATCGCCGCGTCCGCTGCCGCATAGGCTCCCGTGATTCGGTGAACGCCGATGCTGGTGATGGCCGGCGGCGTCGTCTTCATGCGCCCCGATGCAATCGCCCCCTGCAGCGTGTTGAGGTGGGCTTGAAGGCTCGTAAACAGGGTGATGTCTTCGGTCGAGAGCGTGACCGCCAGTGCCGCCGCCCGCGCCTTCTGACCGATGCTTGCCGGAAGCAAGCCTATCAGTGAGGTCAGCCGCTGCGCGATGCGCTGGAGCCTGCCGTTCAGCCCGGCGGCGGCGGTGTCTGACGCGGGCGCGGTCTCACCCGTCGCGCCGAGCAGGGCTTGCGCGACGGTATCCTGCACGGCCAGGTCGGCTACGTCTTCACCGTGCTGCTGCGTCGGGCTGACTCCTCGCCACGCCACGAACTTGTTGACTCCTAGAACGGACGCCAGAACGCCTGCGAACGGCTTTCCGTTCACGCTACTCGGTTGATTGGGATAAGCCACGTTTCCTCCTTAAATCCCTGCTTCGCTCTTGAGGGGCCGGATGACCCCACCTGATAGCGGCTGCGGGTGCGCGTGCAGCATCAACTGCTGCCGCGCGAGTTCCAGCACCACGTCATCATTCGTGCGCGGCCAGCGGTCACTCGACGCGAACTTGAGGCCGGTGGGCGAGATGCCGCGCGCGTCCCACCCCTCCCGCACCTCAAGGATGTAGAGCGGCTGCCCGGCGGCGTAGGTATCCACGTCAACCAGGACGCAGACGACCTCATTGCCCGCCTCGTCCCACTCCTCGCGCGTCGCCCGGAAGACGGCGTGGAGCGTGCTGCCGGGGTCGAGCGCCTTGCCGAGTGGCACCTTCACCACGTCGGCGTCGTAGACCACGAACTCCTGCTTCACCTGCTCCATGTACGCCACCGTCGCCCAGGCCAGCTGCGTGGCGGCGGAGGCATCGGCGGCGGCGGTGGCGTCTACCCCCGCGACCTCCTTGAAGTGCTTCTGCCGCTCCTTGCGCCCGAACTGCGCCTCCGTGGCCCCGCGCGTGATCCAGTTGTTCTCCCGGTCCACCACGTAGCCGCCGGGCAGCGCCTCGATCTCCGCCTTGACCGAGTCGGGCAACTGCGCGAGCGTGATGCGCGCGTCGCCCTGGCCCGCGCCGAAGGGCTGGACCCGCGACCAGATCTCGTAGCTCTCCGAGTCAATCGTCGCGTTGCGGATGAGCACCACGTCGTCGTTCGCCGCCACGGCCTCCGGGTCGTCTGGGGCGCGAATGGCTCGCAGCCCCGTCGAGGGGGCGCTCGCCATCGGACCCAGCCACTGGAGGAGCTTCTCGCCGCCCGCGCCGATGGCCCCCCGGAAGTGCTCGCCGTGCAGGTTCCCGATCTGTCCGAACGCGCCCAGCGGCGTATCGTCCATCACCGCGAGGTAGGTGCCGCGCTGCGTCGCCTGCTGGTAGGCCGGGTCGGGATCGAGGCTCCAGTTCAGGTCGGCGACGTGGTCGTGATCCAGAATCGCCTGGAGGTCCGCCGCCTTCGCCTTCCGCACCTTGGTGCTGATGGCGCTGATGTCCACCGGGTTCAGGATGACCGACGGCACGAAGAGGCGGTGCCAGAAGAGCGTCTCCCCCTCCGCCCCGATCTGCCGCCACACCGCAGGCATCTCCCACCCGACGGTGCCGTTCTGTCCGAAGGGCGCGCCGCCGCCGGAAGTGCCGTCCGTTACCGCCTGGAAGTTGCGCCACTCCTGGCTTTCCGACTCGCCCTCATAGTAGTCCACGTACGTCGTGCCCGGCACCGAGTTGAGCTGCGTGCCGAGGGCGACTTGGTCGGCCAGGGCAGGCCACTCCGTACCGACGTAGAGGTAATCCGGCCACGCCACCGAGTCCATTGTCAGCGTGGCGAAGGTGGCGGGGTTGCCGTCCGTCACCACGCTCGTGATATCGGTCGCCGAGTAGACCCCGTCCCCCGCCGCGTCGCGGATGACCAGCACCCGCTTCGGCGCTTCCCACACCTCGTCACAGAGGTCCAGGCGGGGAATCACCCGCTCCGCCAGCTCCGCCATCTGGTCCAGCCCCTCGACCTCCAGCACCTCCGCCCCGCGCCCCACGCGAACGCGCCGACCCTTGATGATGCCCGCGCCCAGCTCCACGCTACCGCCGTCCAGGTAGCCGCGCGCCCGTACCCGCGCCTCGTGCTGGAGGTGCTGCGCCGCCGCGTCGCCCGCCGGAAGCTCGAACGAAAACTCACCCGCCTGATCGACGCGGCGCGTGCGGCTGCCGCGCGTGGCTGTGGTGATTGGCCCGCTCGTGTTGAGCCGCGCCCCCGTCTGGGGGTGGAAGGCGTCTAGCTCGACCCTCATGGCTGCACCGGGTAGAAGCGAATCGCGAACGTGTCGCTGGCGGGGGCCGTCGAGGTGACGGCGAGCGTCAGGCTGTTGGAGCCGCCCGCGATCTCAAACCAGTTGGCTTTGTTCGCGGGGCGGATGAAGTTCGCGTCGTAGGCGTCCGCGCCATCCTTCTTCACCGAGGAGGCTCCGCAGTGAACCTCCAGCGCCTCGCCCGGGTTCAGGATACCGCTCCAGCTGAGGACGTGGCCCGTCGTGTGGTTGGTCAGCGTCCAGGCGGAGATGACCCCCGTGCCCGCCGTGAGGGTGATGACGGGCGTCGTCGAGGGCAGCAGCCCCTCGTTCGTCACGCCGACATCCATCGGTCCCCCCGCGTCGCCCTCAACGAAGAGCGTGAGCATGTCATCCGCGCCCGTGTCAGCCAGGCCAGTCGTCTCGACTTCAACCTCTTCCGCCCCGTACCAGTAGCCCGGTGCCTGCGGCTCGAAGGTCATTGTCACCACCATGTAGCCGATGTGGCGCGGAGACTCGTCAATCTTCACCGAACCGACCCGCACCCACAGCCACTCCTCCGCGCCCGTCGCCAGCGCCGTGCGGTAGAGTTTCGCGCGCGAACCCTGGAGCGCGGCCAGGCTGCGGTAGGCTGCCAGGAGCGCCTCCGCGTCGGCGCTCACCTCTTCAGCGCGCAGGGTGATGGGCGCGAGGTCGCGCGCCGCGCGTCCGTTTCCCAGCGCGTCATACCCGCCGCCGCCCGCCAGCCGCAGGTCGGCGAGCAGGCTGCCGCCCGTGCCCGTCTCGGTGGCGACCTCGTAGGCGGGCAGGGCGACGCTGTTCACGCGCGAGTAGTAGTAGATCATCCGGCTACCCACCCCTTTTGCAGGCCGCGCTGGTTCACACCCGCGCCGACGAGGCGAATCACCCGCTCCTGCGTCTCGCCGCGCTCGACGAGGTTCACCAACTTCTGCTGGAGCGCGGTCATCTCTTTCAGAAGTGCCTTGACCTCGCTCACGTCTGCCTCCGCCTCCGCGCTCCCGCCCACCTCGCCGGGGAAGGCCGTGTAGCCCGAAATCGCCTCGCGGTTGGCGTAAGTCGGGCGCGGCGGCTCCAGGTACTGCGGGAAGGGCGTGTAGCCGGGAATCTCGTCGCGGTCGTAGTGTGGGCCTGCATAGCCAAACTCGCCAGGCCCAGGGGCGCGGCTGCCGGGCGTGGCCCCGTAGGGCCAGGGCATAATGCCACTGGCGTTTGCGGGCCAGACAACGGCGGGGCCGTTGACGAACTGCCCTAGCTCCTCCGAGGTCTGCACGGTGATGAACTCAACCATGCTGCCTATCATGTGCTGGAGCGTGGTCCGCAATCCGGCCTGTCCGTCTCGAATGGAAGCCGCAAGGTTGTCCACGAAGGCGGTACCCGACGCTGCCCCCGCCTCTCCTATGTGGTGCTCGAACGTTATGTAACCAGAAACGCCCTCACCAGAGGGCCACAAAGCTGACGGCGGAATTGACGGCCCGTATGGGTCGTCGGGGTTCCACCGCGTACCTTTGTGGCCAACGTTCATGCCACTACCACGCCGATAGCCCGCGCCTTTGCCGCCGTCAACAAGCGAACGGCGCAGGGGGTCGTCCGGGCCGAACATGTCTCCGAAACCAGAGGTTTGTACTGCGGTAATGACCATCTCCCGCAGGTGGTCGGCGAAGGGAGCGACCCGTTCGCGGATGCTCTGGATCATCCCGGCCATGAAAGCGTCGCCCGCCGTCTCGCCATCCTCATGGATGCCGCCGAAGTAGACGATGCCGGGAATGCCGCTGGCGGTGGCGCGTGACGCCTGAGTCTCCGAGGCATTCAGGATTCGCCCACCTACGTCGGGCACGAACATCTCTGGGCCTCGTTCACCTATCAAGTACGTGAGTCCTGCTATAACGGGGCCTCCGAGGGCACGCTCTCCATCCGGCTTCTGCGCGGGCTGGCCCGCCGCCCGACCACCGCCAGAGCCACCACCAAAACTGCCCCCGCTACTCGTGTTCGGGTCGTTGTAGACAGGTGTGATCGGCGTACCGTTGACGGTGTTCGCCAGGCTCTGCCATGCCCCCCGGATGTCCTCAATTGCGCCCTCGATGGAGCGCAGCACGCCGCCCAGCGTATTGTCGTACAGGTTCTTGACGGTGCTCCCGACGCCTTCCCAGCCTGGACCCCAGGAACTCGTCAACGTATCCAGTGAGCCGGGGAGGTCAGTGTCCAGCATCGGGAGAATCAGGCCGATGGCTGTGCCAATCCGCCCCTGAGATAGCTCGACGGCCACCGCCATAAGCGGCGCGTTCTCCTCGAACTTGGTCTTCGCAGTGGAGATGGCTCCCGGCAGCGTGACCTCGAAGAAGTCGTCCACAGTGCCGCCCGCCAGCGTCTCCGCCTGTGCATTGAGCCAGGTGGCGAGCGCGGTACTAGCGCCGTTCAGCGCGCTAGTAAGAGCCTTTTCGACCTCCGGCCCCTTCTTGTTCAGCCAGACCGTCAGGGGGAAGTCCTCTTCTGTAGCATCGGTCAGGGCTTGGGCCAGGTCGTCACTGAGCCCCTGTATGACGGGGGCCCACTCCACATCCTCCAGCGGCGTGCCGCCGAAGAGGAAATGGCTCCAGTCGAACTCTCCGTCCTCGTCGATCGTCGTCTGGCTCAGTTCAGTGGCGACGTGCGAGGCGAAGGCAGCGGCGACCTTGTTGGCCCCTTCCTCCAGCTCCTCGCCGATGGCTTGGTCCAAGTTGGCGAGCGCCGTCCCCAAGCTCTCTAGACCTGGCCCTGCGTCGGGCTTGAACTCATCATTGAACCAGTTCGTGAAGGTATTGCCCGACTTCTGTGCCGGCTCAATAAAGAGCGCCGCAAAGTTCTCGTTCCAATTGGGCGCACTCGTGGCAATGCCGGAGATAGAGGTCGCCAGCCCCTGCGTCAGCGCGCCCACAACCTCCCCGGCATGTTCGCTTACGTAGGTTTTTGCCTCCTCGATGAGCGGTCCGAACGCCGCTTCAGCCGCGGTTTTCGGGTCCACTCCGTTGGAGACCATGAAGACGAAGGTGCCGCCCCGCTCCTTGATCTTGTCCAGTTCGCTGACGAGGTGGCTCACCCCGTTGATGATGGGGTTCAGCTTCTCCATCGTGTCAGGTGGCACGAGGGTTGAGAGCACCGTCTTCAGCGCGCTATCGGCGGGTATGTCGTTGTCAATGAGGAACGTGAAGGCATCAATCGCTCGATTGACATCCCCCATCTGCGTGAACAGATCGCCGACGGCAACGTGCAGTGGATGGATCTTGCCGGGGGCCGATTCCCAATCGCCGTTGAACGCCTGCCCTGCCGTTACCACGCCATCGCGCAGGAGGGAGAAGAAGCCCACGATGTCGTCGCCGTTGGCGTCCAGCACGCCCGCCAGCCCGTCCACGCCCTCCTTAACCAGTGGCAGGAACTCGTCACCCACGCGGATCTTCAGCGTCTCGACGATGCCGCCCAGGACCTCCATCGAGCCGCGCAGGTTGTCCATGCGCGTTGCGGCGGCCTCGGTGGCGTCCGTCTGCGCCATCGTCGCCTGGAGTTCGCGGAACTGCTCCTCCGTCATCTCCGCCAGACCGAGCGCCGCGCGCATGGCGTCCGTACCGAAGGCTTTGGAGACGAGTGAGGTTCGGTCCTCCTCGCTAAGGGCGGATATAGAGTCGTGGAGGATGCCCACCACTTCGTCCATATCCTTGAGTTGGCCCTCGGCGTCATAGAACGCACTATGGACGAGACCGACGCTCTCAGACCACTTGTTGAACTCCTCGACCTGCTCCTCAGTGCCGCGGGTCAGCCCCGTCATCTCGGCATGAAAATCGGCGAGTTGGCCCCATAGCTCGCCGAGGTTGCCGTTGACAGGCTTGATTCCACGCGACGTGAGCAGCTCCATCGCCCGCGTCGCGTCGTAGGTCATCAGACCCATCTGCGCCATTGCCTCCGCCGCAGGGCCGGAGGTGGGTACGAGGCGCTGGAGCATCGTCTTAAAGCTCGTGCCCGCGTCGCTGCCGGAGGCGAACGAAGGTGCGATAGCCGCGATGGCCGCGTTGAAGTCATCGAACTCCACGCCCGCCCCTGCGGCCACGCCGCCCGCCTGCGCTATCGCCAGGCGATAATCGTCAATCGTGAACTTCGACGCCTGCACGACGGAGGTGACGCCGTCCACCGCCCCCTGCATCTCGGAGGCTTCGATGTTGAAGAGCGACATCACGTCGGAGGCGATGTTCGCCGCCCCCGCGAAGGTGCCCCCGGTCGCATTGGCGAGCAGCACCGCGCCACGCGCAGCACCCGTCATCACCGCCTCCATCGGCACGCCGTTGAGCACCAGCGCGTCTATCGCCTGCGCTGCCTCGGTCGCCGAGACCTTCAGCTTGGGGTCAATGCCCAGGTCCAGCGTTAGCTGCTTCAGCCGCCCGATTTCGTCGCTAGAGAGGCCCGCCGCCGCCGCCGTCGAGGCCAGTTGCGACTCCAGATTGGCAGCGCCGGAGACCGCGCTCACCATGCCGCGCCCCAGCGCGTCCACGCCGCGCGTCAGCATCGTGCCAAGGAAGGTGCCCACCGCCGTCTGCACGACGCCGCCCAAGCTGGTGATGGTGCGGATAGGCGTGGCCGCCGCCTGATCGAGGCTGTGCAACGAGCGCACGACGGCCCCGATGGGGCCGCTGGCCTGGTCCTTCCCTATAATGGCGATTGCGACATTCAAGTCGGCGATGATGCACCTGCCACAAACAAAAAGACGTGGGGACTCATTCGCGAATGAGTCCCCACGTCTCGCGGGTCGTGATTCGTAACAGGGTTGGGCGAGTTGCCGCTAGCGGCGCGTGGCCCGGCTCTTCGGCGGGGGGCTGCCCCGCTCCGTTAGTTCCTTCTCGACGCGGCCCACCTCCGCCAGCAGGTCGCGCCGCAGCTTCAACAGCGCCTCCAGGCTCAACTCGGCAAGAGGCTTGTCGGCCATGTCACCGCCTGCCTCTCTTCTTCGGGGCGCACTCGGCCTCCAGGTTGCTCAACTGGATTTCGAGATTGACTTCATCCTGCGGGGCCTCGTCCACCTCCCAGGGCATGCAGCCCCAGGCGCGCGCTATCAGCCGCCGCGTGTGCTCCCAGGGCACGGTCAGCCCGTCTTTATTCGTGGCCCGCAGGTACAGCCTTAGCGCCGCTTCGTCTGCCTCTGAGAGGCGGCCAGCTTTCCCATTTCGACCTGAACTTGCGCGATAACGCACGCCGCGAGTTCGTTGGGGATCTGCTCCCAGAAGGCGAGCTCCGTCGCGGGTGGGTAGGGCTGCCCGTCGAAGTCGCGCCAACCGTTGTGCTCCAGCACGATCTTCTGGAGCGCCTCCGAGTCCCCGCGTGTGAGGACGCTCACGAACAAGTGATTGGGCGCGTTGACCCACATGCGGAACTCGAAGCCCTCGTATTCATCCGGCAGCGGCACCCACTTCTCGCGGCGCTGCACCTGCGGCCCCGTGGGGACCGCTACCTGATCACTGTCTTTCATGTCGCTCCTTAGAAGGCGCTGGACCGCGCGTTCTGCGCCCGGATCTGAAGCCCATAGGCATTTGTCGGGTCGTAGACGTATTGCAGCCGCAGCTCGTAGGCACGGGTTTTCTCGTCGGTCTGGCCGAGGTCAACGGCCTCCCACGCGCCGGGAATGTCAATCGTGACGAACGCCTTGTCCGAGCCGTCAATCACCTTGTTCTGGCCGAACTCCAGCCCCAGCAGGCGCTGCGTCACGCCGTTCCAGTTGGCGAACTCCGTGGCCGCGAGCGCCGCCGACGCCTCGATGAGCAGCGTCGCCTTGATCTCGATCTGGTCAATCGTGATGGCGTCCGGGCTGAGGGCGTTGTCGGCGTGGTACTTGCGCGCCAGGCCGTTCGTCACCTCGATGTCCCAGTTGATGAGCGCCCCACTCTTGGCCGTCGTGCGCGCCGTGCCGCCGAAGGCATCGAGGTAAAACTTCGTCTCCCAACCCTCGATGAAGTCCGGCTGGCGGTCGGGCAGCGCCGCCGTCATCGCGCCCGGCTCCATCGTCAGGCCGAACACGTCGCACGTCACCACCGTCTCCTCGCGCACATTGCCGGAGATGCGGAGCTTGTCCCCGTAGACGCCGCCCACCTGCCACGCCCGCGCGCCGTCGTACCACTCGGCAGTCGCCGCCTCCAGCGTTTCGCCGGGCGTGAAGACCCACAGCTTGGCCGCGCCCGCGCCCGTCGGCGTGACGCCAGCGCGAATGGTCATGAGCAAGAGCTCGATGATCTCGCTCGCCGAGAGCGCCTGCACCAGCGTCCCGCTCACCTGCGTCGGCCCCAGCGTCACCGCCCCCACGTTCTGCCGCCCCCCGGTCGCGTGGCGATGCACGCGCGGCGCGCGCTCGCGGCTGAAGCGCGAACCGTCCGTGCGGAAGTACATCTTGCGCGTGGCGGCGACGGGGCTGTTCGCGCTCACCTGCTTGCCGAACTGGATATAACTGCGCCATAGCTCTCCGGCCATTACACCTTCTCCTTCTTCGTCCTGGCCGGGCGAACCCGCACCAGCTTGTACAGCGGACTCTTCTCGACGACCGCCCGCTGCTCCTCCGAGAGGGCTGCGACCTCCTCGGTGCTCAGGCTGCGCGCCGGAATGCCGTTGTGAAACTCTCTTCCGTCGCCCGTGTACTCTGCTCGCATCATGGGTTCACCGTGTAGCTTCCTGTCTGCTTCGCCTTGACGACGATGGGGTATTCGCGGTACTCCTTGCCCGTTCGCAGCTGGTACTCTGGCTCGTCGGCGAGCCCGGTATCCACCTCCAGGTCCAGGCAGGTGCCGCCCAGCGTGAGGTCGGCGTAGAGCGCGGCCTGGAAACCGTCCACGAGGGCCATCAGGGCCTCCTCTGCCGCCGCCTCGCCTCCCTTCTCCACGCGGTACGCAAAATTCACAAAGTAATGAGGCCAGCGCTCGACCGAACCCGCGTGCTTGCGCGTCTGCGGCTGGCTGCCCATCGTCACGTAGGCGGAGACCCGCGTCGGCACGTCCACCGGCGCGCCCTTCTGCACGGTGCCGATACCTGTCAGCCCCTCAAGCATCGCTACCAGCTGGTTCGCCACCGCCAGCGTGTTAAAGCTCATCGCTGCCTCACCTCATAGATCACCGAGCGCCGCAGCCGCCCCTTCAGGCGTGGTGCGCGCCGCCTGGAGGCCCGCCGGGCCCACAGCGCCAGCCGCTTCAGCACCCACGGGCCGGGCGCGCGCACCTTGTTCAGTCCCTCGGCGATGTCGCGCTGGCCGTCGCTCAACACCTCATCCACGCCGCCGCGCAGGTACGCCGCTCCGCCTGCCGCGCGGGCCAGCTTGCCACTGACGCGGTGCCGCCCGTACTCCTGGCCGTAGGCATAGGGCATCCTTGAGCCGACGCGGGCCTGCTGCCCGTTCATCCGCCGCGACCCGGCCTGGATGCGCCGGGTCGCCTTCTCGGCGTCCTCCAGCCCATTCAGGCTCATCTTCACGCGTCGGCCCTCGTCACTTCGCAACGCTGGTAGGCCACCGCGCCGCCGATGCCGCGCGCGACGACCAGCGTCCCCGCCTGCACATTCCAGCGCGCCCCATCCACCGCCACCTGCGCCTCCTCCGGCATCGTGTAGCCCGGCCCCCAGAGGAGCCGCCTGCGCCCGCTCAGGTCGGCACGCTCCGGGTTTGCGGCCTCCGCAGCACCGGAGATGCCGCCCACGAGCGCCAGGCGGCAGGGACGCGCCTCACCGTCAGTCTGGTCATACGCGCCCGTCGTCTCGTTCGGCGTGTAGACCGTCATCTGCTGCGCGAGGCCAATCATCCATGCACCACGAAGCGATGCGGCTCCAGAAGCGCCTCCACCGAGGCGGGAAGCGCTTCAGCCGCGTAGGCGCGAAACTGCACCTGGAGGTCAGGTAGCTGGTATGACTGCACGCCATAGGTACCGGGCTGCAGGTGGGGGCGCATCCAGTAGGCCACCAGCTCCGTCGCCGCCTGCTCCACGTCGCCCGGCACGCTGTCGGCCTGCGTGTAGCTCACGCGCACGCGGTCGAAACGGAGGGGGGAGAATAGCCGAATCAGTCCCGCCTCCAGATCCTCCACCTCGTAGTCGGTGCCTAGGGCGAGTGTTTCTTCATCGGCCCCGACGCCCGCGCGCCCCTTGACGGCCTCCACGCTCTCGATGGCTGGGTACTTCAGGTACACCGCGCCGGACGGGCGGTAGTGCGCCTCGTCGGTTTGCTCGCCAACCAACCAGGCGCGGTTGCAGAAGCGGTCAATGCGCTCCTCCGCCCGCCGGGCCAGCGTCGTGCAGTGCGCCGCCTGCTCGGCGGAGAAGGCCACCCCCAGAAAGGCGGCGACCTTCCCCGCGCCGGTGTACCCTTTAGGCTCCATCCTAGCCTACGACCTCATCCACCGTTGCTGCGTCGGCGGCAGGCTGGTAGCGCGCGTTGTGGCCGAGGATCAGTCCGCCCGCGTCGCTCGTCGCCGTGCCCACCGTGATGGACAGACGGACGTGCGTGTAGCCGCCGTTCACATCAAGCTCGTCGGCGCGGCAGTTGATGATGGCCTGCTTGTCGTCGTCGGCGTCGGCCTTGGTCAACTGCGTGATGGCCTTGCCCGCTACGTCCTTCGCGCTCGCGCCCGCCGCGCTCTTGGCCTGCTCCAGCTTGGCGTCCAGCGTTGCCAGCGCGCCCAGCGTGCCCGCCAGCACCAGTGCCTGGATCTGCTCGAAGGTGCTCATCGCCACCCAGCCGCTGGTGTAGGTGCCCGTCGTGTAGGCGTCGGGATCAATCACTGCGGCCAGCGTCGCCTGCTCGCTTGGTTTTACATTGGGATCCATTCCCTTACTCCTTCATGATCGGTTCTTCAGGTCGTCCACTCGGTACGGCAGGGGGCGAGACTCCTCACCCCCTCAATCAGAATCGCTAGACTTAGGCGCGGTCGGCCAGCTTCACGAAGTGCGAGCGCGTGGCGCTGCCCTTGGCGGGGCTGACGGGCGTGGTCAGGAGCGGCTGGCCGCCGAAGCGGAAGGTCCAGCGGAACGCCTGGATGCCGTAGTCGAAGAAGAGATGGATGGATGAATCGAAGGCGACGTTGCCGCGCGTGATGGCGTAGTACCCCGTGGGGTCGAAAAGCTGGATGTCGCCCGCGTCGCCGAGAGTCGGGCAGTGCTCGGAGAACTGCACGGGGCGACCGAAGAGGAAGCCACCGGGCGCGTTGGCGAAGCCGGAGGCCGGGGGCGTCCAGATGGGCTGGTTGCCCAGCGTCATTGTCATCAACTGCGGCAGGATGTCCTGGTTGGCGAGCCAGATGGAGCGGCCCGGATTCAGAGCCCGGCTGTACGTCTTCGCCACATTGGCCGCGACGATGGTATCGGCAGCCTGCCCCGCCTCCTTCGCCACCTCGACCATCGCGCCGGAACCCAGGTAGCCGAGCGGCTGCCCGACGCCTGTACCCGTCATGATGGCCTCCGACGCCTTGTAGGCGATGGCCTGCGGTGCCTTGCGGGTCAGCCGCTCGTTGAGTCGCGGGCCATCGGCGAGTAGCTCGTCGGTGGAGAGGACGAAGGCGTATAGCTCGTGCGCCTTCACCGCCTGCATCTTCGTCGCCATCTTGCTGGCGGTCATCTGCGTACCCTCGCCGCGCCACGATGCCTGGATGCCGGTAGCGCCCCACGGGGTGGTCTCGTCGGTGAGGATCTCGACCGAGTTGGAGCTGGTCGGCTCCGGGTTCACCATGGAGAGGAGGCTGCCCGTCTCAAAGACGAGTTCCCAGATCTCATTTCGCATCGCCGGGGGCACGTTGTAACCCTCGCCGGAGTTCCCGCCCTCCTGGTGGAAGTTGGTCGGGGCCGCGCCGATACGCAGCCGCTCGTCAACGTGCCCGCCGATTCGGCTCGCGCCGCGCACGGCCAGGGCGAAATCGGCGAGGTTGGCGAAGCCGCGCTTGGGGTCGTCCTCGGCGCGGTCGCGCATCCCGCTCACAACCGCCTGCTCGGCAGCCTGGCGATTGCCGTCCTGCACCGGGGCGACGGAGCGCTCCCGCTCGCGGCGCGCCTCATGGCGCTTGATGTCGGCGTTCACCTGGGTCAGCCGCGCGTTGATGGCATCGTCGCGTGCCGCTTCCTCGGCGTTGAGGCCGCGCCCTGCTCTCTCGGCAGCCTCGAAGAGCGCCCTGCCCTCGGCCACCAAGTCTGCCCGCTCCTGAAGTAGAGCCTTGTATTCCACAGTCGTTACTCCTTGATTGTCGGTTTTCGTTAGCGCTTCGGCCCCAGCGCCTGCTCGACGGAGCAACGCGACGCGGCCCTCTGGGCTGCCCGGTCTCGACGGAGCCGGGCAGCGGGGTTATCCCTGCTCGGCCAGCCGCAGGCGGCGGCGGCGCAGGTCCAGATCATCACTCTCGGCGGAGGCCGAGGCCCCGGAGGGCTTCCGCCTGCCCCGTGCCAGCCGCTCGATGGTCTCGTCGAGCGTGCCCACGCGGTCAGCCATGCCCAGTGCCACGGCCTGCCGCGCCCCCACGCAGCGCCCCTCGCCGAAGCCGCTCCGCACGTCGGCGGCTTTGACCCCACGATGGCGCGCGACGGCAGCCACGAACATCCCGTAATAGTCGTCCACCCGCGCCTGGAGCGCCGCCTGCGCCTCCTCGCCGAGCGGCTCGTAGGGGTTCGCCTCGACCTTGTACTTCCCGGCGCTGACGAGCGTCGGCTTCACGCCCTCGGCCTCCAGCGCCGCGCTCCAGTCCTCGTGGACCATGAAGACGCCGATGCTGCCCACCTCGCCAGAGGGCGTTACCACCACCTCGTCCGCAGCACTGGCAATCCAGTACGCCGCGCTCGCCGCGAGGCTGTTGGCGACCGCCACGATGGGCTTGGTACCACGCGCCTTGTAGATTTCAGCCGCCAGCTCCTCGACGCCGGAGACCGCGCCGCCGGGCGAGTCCACGTCCAGCACGATGGAGCCGATGCTCGTATCCGCCACCAGCTCGCGGAACTGCCGCGCCACGCGCTCGGTCGAGGTGCCGCCGCTCGTCTCCGTAAAGATGTCCGCGCGCTGCACCACCGTCCCGTAGAGCGGCAGCACCGCCACGCCGCCCGCCACCCGCGAGCCGGGGCGTACTACCGCGCCAATGCGCTGCTGCACCTCCTCGGCGCTCAGGTTCCCGCCCTGCGCCTTGAAGGCGACGAGATCAAGGATGGTCGCCAGCTTCCCCGGCAGAATCGCCCAGGGCGTCTCCTGCACCGCGCGCACGATGTGCCGATACTTCAGTTCATTCCCCACGGTGCTCCTCCGTCATCCGCTGCACGAGCCACGAGACGCTCGACGCTTCCAGGTTGGCTAGCCACGCGGGGCCTCCCGCAATGAGGTCGCAGAGTTGTTTGCCCACGTAGCTGTTTGCCGCCTCCGGCCCGATGTGGAGGGTCTCGGCCACAAGCGGGGCGTGCTCCCGATAAAAGGATTCAACGGCCTCTGCCCACGCCAGCGAGTCGCCCTCTGTGCGCTTGGCTGCCTTCGTCATCGCGGCGATTTCCTTGCGAACCACTCGCGCCGCCGCGTCGTGAGTCAACTGCTGGTAGTGAGCGCCCCCCGCTCTCGATGAGCCGGGCTTGGCCTCCGCCGCTTTACCCGCCTCCCCCATGTTCAGGGGCTGGAGGTAGATGTCGCCGTTGGGGATCGGATTCTGGTTTTCCAGACGGCGCACATCATTGGCGCTCATGGTGCCTATGTTGCGCGCAATCTGATACGCCTCGTAGCGACTCTTCGTGTCTCCCCGTAGCAGTGTGTCAACTAAAAACTCTGCGAAATACTTGTTGCCAGCAATGATGAGATCGCGGTCAATCGCCTGCTCCCATCGCTGGAGCCACGGCAAAAGCGTGTAAATCACAAAACCAATCGATAGCTGCTCGATGCCCGTGCCCCAGCTCGTCGCCTTCGACGTGACGCCGATCATGTGAGGCGAGACGCGGAACCAGCGTGCGATGTCCTCGGCGGTAAACTCCCGCGTCTGGAGGAACTGCGCGTCCTCCGGCGCGACGCCCATCTGCTGCCACTTGACTCCGTCTTCGAGGACGGCCACCTTGTGGCTGTTGCCGACGCCCGCGTGCGCGGCCTTCCAGGAGGCCGCCAGGCGTCCCGCCGCTTTGTCAGAAAGCTCCTTGTCCGTCTGGAGCACCCCCCCTGGGCGCGAATCGTTGCCGAAGAAGCGCGCCCCATAGGCTTCCGCCGCCAGTCCGAGGCCGAGCGACTCCCGCGCGTAGGTGATCACCGAGACGCCCGTCAGCCCGTCAAAAGAGGGGCCGCGCAGGTGAAACATATCCTCGTCGAGGATGATCCGGTCACGCCCGTCCACCTCGCGCACCTTGTAGCGTGGGCGGCCATCTTCCAGCCGCTCCACCGTCACCCGGTCAGGGTGCAGGGGAATAAGCTGGTCCACCGCGCCGCGCGGCCCGGGCACGATCTCCGCGTAGCCGTTGCCGCGCAGGAGGACGTGGCCCATCAGCATCTCTTTGAACTCGAAGGCCGTCTGCCACCTGTTGGGCTGCCGATGCAGGATGTCGTAGAGCGGATGATTCGGTGCCCGCTCGCGCCCGCCATCGGTGAGCCGCACGAACATGAGGAGCGGCAGCATCGCCACCGTCTCGGATAGCAGCCGCACGCAGGCCCACACCGCCGAGAGCCGCAGCGCCGTCTCCGCGTTCACCGTCACGCCCGCCTGCGTCGGTCCCTCCGCCGTCGGCGTCCACCAGCGCCCGTCGTTCGGGTCGCGGCTGCTTGCCGATGGCGTCAGGAGTGTCGAGAGAAGGCCCACTAGCTACCCTTCTCCGGGGCTGGCTTGCGGAGCGACCAGAGGCTAAGCACCAGGAAGAGCGCGCCCACCACGACGAAAGCCAGCGCGGGCAGCAGCATCCACAGGCCGCGCGCAAACAGCAGCAGCCCCACCAGAAACGCCACGTCGCGCAGCTCGATATGTTTCAGTGCCTTGCCAGCGACTTCCCTCACGTTCAGCCTTCTATCCTTTGGGCAACCAGCACATCCACGTTCTCTTCCACAATGCGTGCTCGGTACGGGCCGATGACGAGCACATCGCCCTCGCGTCGAAGAAGCGCCGGATCGGCCTGCTCCAAGAGGTCACGGGTGACGCCGATGGTGTTCCCACCGACCCACTCAAAGCTGTATTGCCGCAACCCCTCATCAATGGTTTGTTCGCACGCCTGTACTCTTCCAGTTATGTGGTTACTCATATCACCAAAATTCCTCGCTCTTCGTAGACCGACCCGGCGTTACCGTTGCGAATCGCCCGATCCAGGGCCATGATGAGCGCCACCACGCCGTCAATCTTCTCGGTACTCTTTGACTTGTCCGGCTTCAGGTTCCCCGCCGGGTCCTGCTTCACCACCATGTTCGAGGCCATCCAGCGCAGCACCGGGTTCCCGCCGTGGCGGATGCGTCCCGCGAGCACCAGACTCATCAGCTCCTTCGTCGGCTCGCTCATCGTCTGGAAGCCCTGCCGCACCGGCACCACGTTCAGCCCCTCCTCCTGGAGGTGGATCGAGATCTGCGTCGCGCTCCAGGGGTCGTACCCCAACTCTGCGATAGTGAACTCTTCGGCCAGTTCCCCGATCCGCGCCTCGATGGCGCGGTAGTCAATGACGTTGCCCTCCGTCGTCTCGATGAACCCCTGCTCTGCCCACGTCAGGTAGGGCACGTTGCCGCTGCGCGTCCGCTCGATGACCGTCTCTTCCGGCACCCAGAAGAAGGGAAGGATGTCGTAGCCAACCGGCTCCTCGTCGTCGGGGAAAAGGGCCACCGCCGCCGTGATGTCGCTCGTCGAGGAGAGGTCCACCGCCACGTAGCAGCGCCGCCCCGCCAGCTTCTCCCGGTCCACCTCCCCGTCGCACTCGTCCCACTTCGCCACATCCATCCAGCGGTCCGCCTGCTCGGTCCAGACATTCAGGTGCAGCCGCTTGAAGGCATTCTGCTCGGCGGGGATGCTCTTGGCCCGCTCGGCCTTCCGCGCCAGGTCGTCCGGCTTGACCGAGACTCCCCAGTTCGGGTTGGCCTTCGCCCACACCGTCGGGTCGGTCCAGTCGTCCTCCTTATCGATGGAGGCGACGAAGGCGAACCATGTGTCATCCTCGACGATGGCCTGCAGCACCTGCTCCGAGTAGCGGTGGTGCTGCCAGCAGACCGAGAGCCGGTCCCACCCCGCCGTCGTAATCTCGAAGATGAGCGCCTGCCGCCGCGCGCCGGTCGCCGTATCCAGCACGTCCACCACGCCGCGCGTCTTGTGCGCGTGCAGCTCGTCGATCAACGCGCCGTGCAGGTTCAGGCCGTCCATCGTGTCCGCGTCGGCACCGAGCGGCTCGTACTTCGAGTTGGTCGCCGGGACGTTCAGGTTGTCCTTGAAGACCCGGACCCGCTTCCGCAACGCGGGCGACGCCTTGACCATGCGCGTCGCCTCGCCGTGCGTGATGCGCGCCTGGTCGCGTTTGGTGGCCGCCGTATAGACTTCAGCGCCTGGCTCCCCATCTGCCACCAGCAGGTAGAGGCCGACGCCACTTGCTAAGGTGCTCTTCCCGTTCTTGCGCGGGATTTCGACGTAGGCGTTGCGAAACCGACGTAGCCCATCGGCGCGCTTCCACCCGAAAATCGAACCAACGATAAACTGTTGCCACGGCTCAAGCCGGAATGACTCCCCGGCCCACTCCCCTTTGGAGTGCTTCAGCCAGCCAAAGAATTCAATCGCGTGTTGGGCGGCATCCTCGTCGAAGTAGAGGCCGCGCCCGGCACCCGCCTCCAGGTCGCGGAGATGCCGGGCGCACGCCTGCCGGATGAGTTCCCCGGCGAGGATCTCCCCGGAAACCACCGCCTCGGCGTACTCGTGAACGACCCACCAGCCCTGCTCACTTGCTGCCACCTGCGCCACGCTTCATGTAACCCTCGAACGGATCCTCTTCCTGGTCCGGCTCCGGCAACGTCATCCGGCCCCTGGCCGAGGGCGTCAGCCCAAACTCCGCCGCGAACTGCTTGATGGTTGCCCAGCACTGCTTGGCAATGGAGATGGCGGGGTGCGCCCCCACGTAGCCCTTCTCCGTCGTGAAGGTCGTCCCCTCCTCAGCGAGCGTCTTCTCCGCCTCCATCCAGCGGGCATACGCCTGGCAGTAGACCGCGAGCGCCGCCACGTCCACCTCGGTCAGCAGCCCCATCTCGTGCAGCACCGGGGCGACACGCTTCCACTCTTTCTTAGCGTTTTCGCTCAAAAACGCTGGGCTTTTCGGCGCTTTTGCACTGGTTTTTGGCTTCGGTTCAGCCCGGTTCAGGGACCGTTTCCCAGGGTTCCCGCCGAGTACTTTCAGTGATGTAGGCTTGGGTGACCGCCCTGCCATAGCCCCCCCCATCGAATTTCGCGGCCGTGTGAGGAAGAGTCCCCATGCCGGTCTATTTGCAGCGCTGTGAACTTTCGCACCCCCCTACCCCTTCGACCCGTTGAGTGGCGGTGTCGAGACCAGGGCTTGAGGCCATGAAGCTGTGCGGCCAGTGCTTGTAGGGCACGAGTCGCCTTCCCGCAGGCGTCAATAAGAGGCGTAACGTCGGCTCGGAACTCTATTGAAGGTAACTGGCTCATCGTCTCCACCCGCCGCCGTTCTCTCTGTTCGTCTTTTGGCTGTGGTGCATCTTGCACATCGCCTGGAGGTTCGTCCACTCGTTGGTACCGCCGTCGCGCAAGGCTTTGATGTGGTCCACCTCGGTTGCCTGCTCACTACAGACGACGCACGTTGGATGCTTCTTGAGGTAGGCCGCGCGGATGCGTCGCCACTTGGCATCGTAGCCGCGCTGGGCGGCGCTGGGCCGCTCGTCTGCTGGCCTCTCGCGTGGCTGGTAGTGCGTAGCGCAGTAGCCGCCGTGCGTGGCGCGTCCAGGGCAGCTACGGTGGCGACATGCGCCAAGTGGTCGCGTGGGCACCTACTTCGACCTGCCGTGGCAGTGCTTCCACTTCCTGCGGCTGAGGCAGGGGCAGGGCGTGTTGCGGTCCCTACCCTTCATCTGCCGGATACGAGGCTGGGGGCGCAACCCATTCGAGAGCGCCTGCATGGCTTGAATCAAGGGGTTCATCTACCAGACCTCCAGCCACTCCAGCGGCCACTCGTAGCGGTGCAGCACCACACACTTCCAGGCTCCATCCACGTACTCCTCAACGAGGAGCAGCACGCTTTCGCGGTACATGCCCGCGCCGAAGGCTTTCTCGATGACTTGGCCGGGGCGGTACCAACTCCGGGGCGTTTCAAGCTGCCAGGTCTGGACGGTCTCCGGCGCGGCGTCGAGGGGGTCCATCAGGGCCTGTGCGTGACGTGGGTCTCGCCGGGCAGGACGATGGAACCGCGTTGTTCACTGGCAACGCTTGCGTTCATCGCTGCGGTCACACGCCGCGCGAAGGGGGTGATGAAGGGAATCTGCATGTCAGCCTTGCCGAAAGTCTCAACGACGGAACAGACCTCGACGAAAATGTATAAGCCTTCCACTGCGGAGATGGCTATCACCGTCACGGTGCCATTGGTACCGGGCAGGTAGGCCAGCGCTGGTTGGATGATGGTCGCTGTCGCCACGCCGAGGAGCGTCAGTGCCTTCTTCGAGACGCCGCGCCAAGCAATCTTGGAGGAGATGCGGCCCTCCCGACTGGCGACAATGACCCCCGCCAGCGTGTCTATTAGCATCATGACCACGAGCACGATGAAGAGTTGCAGGGGGACAGGAAGGCTCTCGAAGAAAACGAAGGGGTTGTTGCTCACGGCGATATCCATTTCGTAGGAGCGGGGCAAGGCCGCCTGCAC